GGCATGCATGCAACGCCCGCGGCCCCGCGCGCCCTTGCGTGCGGCGGCTGTGCGTTCAGGCGATGGGCCGAACGATCGAGCGCCGCCCTCGGCCGGTCGGCGACCGTCGCCGGACGAACGGCGGCGGCCGGGGCCGGGAGGCGAATGGTGGAGCCGGGGGGAATTGCCCTTGCAGGGCGCGGCCTCGCAGAGCTCGGCCTCTTCGCGCTGTCCGGATGCGCGCTGGCGCATCCGGAGCCGCGGCGCTCAGCCCCCGTCCGCTTCGCGGCCTGGCGTTGAACTCACCAAGCCACAAAATGAAAAACCCGCCCCGCCGGGGGCAGGCTTTTCATTTTGGTGGTGCAGACGCGACCGGAATCCAACCCACTCTCTCAACGATTGAGCAATCCCGGGCAATCCTGCGGGTTGTTGTGGACGCAATGGCCTCGGCAATGAACGCCGGTCAGTCGTCGGCCCTGCAAAATTCATCTCGCGGCGCCGACGAGAAGCGCCGGACGTGCAAGAGTAGCGAGTCGACTCGCGGACGCTGCGAGCGCTGACAGCAGCCAAAGCGAGCGCAAAAAGGCTGGAGCAATGCCCCGCCGGGCGATGGCACGCAGCAGCCAGCGGATGTTGAAGCCGGCTGCGCACAACACCGCATGCAGCGCGTCACCCTCAGCGCCCTTGAGCCAGCAGCGCTTCATGCCGTGATCGTGCTTGGCATGCCCGATGGCCGGCTCGATCGCCTGACGCCGCTTCAGCCAGCGCCGCTGGCTGCGCGTGAGCGAGCGGCTCTTGCCGCGATGGATCAATGTCACTGGCCGAAGCCCGTGCCGAGTCGGAGCGCCTTCGTCGGCTCGCGTCGGGGGGCGGGGCCTGAATTGTCGTACCACTGAAGTTGGTCTTCCAACCGATGCCACGCTGGGTGTTCGGCCACCGATCCCTGCATAGTGCCCTGGCTCACCTGCCGACCGCCTTGGCCATCTGTCATCCCCCCTCCCGCCGCTTGGCTGTTCAAAGATGCACAAGTTTGACGTATCCTTGCCAAGATTACCATCATCACCGGCCGCAGTCCTGTTGCCGGGCGGGGAAGCGATGAAAGACGACACTGGAGAGATATTCACGCTCGACGAGGTGGCTGCCTACCTCAAGGTCGGCAAACGCACGGTCTATCGCTTGGCGGCGGGCAGGAAGATCCCCGCATTCAAAGTCGGTGGCACGTGGCGATTCCGGCGCCAGGAAATCGACCAGTGGATCAAGAGGCAGACGGCGGAAGCCCAGAGCGATGATGGTCCTGGCGGACCTCATGGCAGGAATGGGTAAAGGGCCCCCCATGCTCACACGACTGGACCGTCTGGTAGACGAGATCGCGGCCCTGCACAGCAAGCTGATCCTGCTTGTTGGGCGCCCTGGATGCGGCAAGAGCGCGCTGCTGGCCGAGCTGGCCAATCAGCGCGGTATGAAGGTAATGAATGTCGGAGCGGTGTTGGGAAAGCGTCTCGCGGCGCTGCCGCAGCGGCAACGGGCGCTCCAGGCCAACGTCGCCCTGCGGGAGCTGGCAGATGAATATGCAAGCGGCGATCTACTCCTGCTCGACAACATCGAGCTGCTGTTTGATCAGTCGCTCAAGCTCGATCCGCTGGATCTGCTCAAGCGCCACGCTCATGCCCGGCGTGTGGTGGCGGTGTGGCCGGGAGAGTTACGGGATGGCCGCCTGATCTACGCGGAGATGGGGCATCCGGAATATCAGGACTACGGCCTCGACGGCCTGGTCCCGTTCGAGATTGAAACGGTGGGGTAAAGAGGAAAACGCATGCGCTACGGGGATCTCATTCAGTTCGAGCCGATCGAGTCGGTCATTCAGCTGCTCGACGCCAACCGGCCCGATGAGGCAAAGAAGCTCGTCGCCACCTACGTCATTTCCGACGACATGGCCGAGCGGATCACCAACCAGATGATCCCGCAGCTCTCGTTCGACGAATCGGTCGACCACAAGGGTGTGCTCGTGGTCGGCAACTACGGCACCGGTAAGTCGCACTTGATGTCGGTGCTCTCGCTGATTGCCGAGGACGCTGCCTACGTCCCGATGATCCACCACCCCAAGGTCGCGGAGGCTGCCGGTTCGATCGCCGGCAAGTTCAAGGTGCACCGTATCGAGATCTCCAGCCAGATGTCCCTGCGCGACATCATCACGCAGGAGCTCGAGATCTTCCTGGAGAACCAGGGCGTCAGCTACGCATTCCCGCCAGCCGACAAAGTGGTCAACAACAAGGCCGCCTTCGAGGAGATGATGGCTGCCTTCGACGAGGTGCACCCCAACCATGGGGTCCTCCTCGTCGTTGACGAGTTCCTCGAATACCTGCGCTCCCGCAAGGACCACGATCTGGTGCTGGACCTGTCCTTCCTGCGCGAGATCGGGGAGGTCACCAAGCATCTGCGTTTCCGCTTTGTGGCCGGCGTGCAGGAAGCCATCTTCGACAGCAGCCGCTTCCAGCATGTCGCCGACAGCCTGCGTCGCGTGAACGAACGCTTCACCCAGGTCCTGCTTGCCCGCCAGGACGTAAGCTTTGTGGTGGCGGAGCGTCTGCTCAAGAAGTCGGCGGACCAGCAGCACAAGATCCGCACCTACCTCACGCCTTTCGCCAAGTTCTACAGCAACATGAACGAGCGGATGGATGAGTATGTCCGCCTGTTTCCCGTCCATCCGGACTACATCGGCACCTTCGAGCGGCTGATCTTCACCGAAAAGCGCGGCGCGCTGGTCACTTTGCGCGACCAGATCCAGGCTCTCCTGGATGAGGAGGTGCCGACCGATCGCCCCGGCTTGATCGGCTACGACAAGTTCTGGGACACGGTCACCTCCAACTCGGTGCTGCGCTCAGACCCGAATATCGGCCCAGTATTGAAGGTGGCCGAGGTGCTTGGCGAGCGCGTACAAAAGGCCTTTACGCGCCCCGCTTACAAGGCGATGGCCATGCGGATCATCAAGGGGTTGTCTGTCCACCGGCTGACGACCGGCGGCGACATCTACGTGCCGGTGGGCCCAACGGCCGAGGAACTGCGTGACACGCTTTGCCTGTACCAGCCCGGCATCGAGGATATGGGTGGTGAGCCCGCCGACGACCTGCTGACCGCCGTGCAGACGACCCTGCGTGAGATCGTCAAGACGGTCAACGGCCAGTTCATCTCCAAGGCACCGGACACCGAGCAGTACTACCTCGATCTCAAAAAGGACGTCGACTACGACGCCCAGATCGAGAAGCGCGCTGAAGCGCTGTCGGACGACGCGCTGGACCGCGCTTACTACAGCGCGCTCATGCAGCTCATGGAATGCACCGATGAGCATGCCTACGTCACTGGCTACAAGATCTGGCAACACCAGGTCGAATGGCAGGAACGCCGCGTGGAGCGCAACGGCTACCTGTTCCTCGGAGCGCCCAACGACCGGCCGACCGCCCAGCCCGAGCGCGACTTCTATATCTATTTCATCCAGCCGTTCGAGCCACCCCGTTTTCGCGACGAAGCCAAGCCGGACGAGGTGTTCTTCCGGTTGAAGGGTCTGGATGACGCGATCAAGCGTCATCTCTCGTTCTACGCCGCAGCCCAGGAACTGGCATCGACCGCTAGCGGTGCGGCGAAGGCCGTCTACCTGGACAAGGCCAAGGATGCCCTGCGCGACATGAGCAAGTGGCTGCAGGACAAGCAGATGACCGCCTTCGAAGTCACCTACCAGGGCAAGACCAAGACCCTGCAGGAATGGGCCAAGGGCGTGTCGATGCGCGACAAGCTCCGGTTGGGGCCGGATGAGCGCGCCAACTTCCGCGACATCGTCAACGTAACTGCCGGCCTTGCCCTCGGCACCCACTTCGCGGATCTGGCGCCGGAATATCCGACCTTCTCGGTGCTGGTCACCGAATCCAACCGCAAGCAGCTCATCACCAATGCTCTCAGGGCGCTGGCGGGCGGCACGCGCACCAAGGACGCCATCGCCATCCTCGATGCGTTGGAGATGCTGGACGGCGATCGCATCGAGCCCACGCGATCCAAGTACGCGCAGGAAGTGCTGAACCGGTTGAAGGCCAAAGGTCACGGCCAGGTGCTCAACCGCAGCGAGCTCATCAGCGGCGCCACCGACGTCGAGTACTTCGCGCCCGTGCGTTTCCGCCTGGAACCCGACCTGCTCGTGGCGGTGCTGGCGAGCCTGGTCTACTCAGGCGACATCGTGCTGGCGATTACCGGCGACAAGATCGACGCCGGCAAGCTGTCGCTCCTGGCCGAACGATCCTTGGACGATCTGATCCAGTTCAAGCACATCGAACCGCCCAAGGAAATCAATGTCGCCGTCCTGCGCTCGCTGTTCGAGCTGCTGGGATTGCCTAGTGGCTTGGCTCAGATGGCGACTCAGGGCAAGGAGGAGCCCGTCAAGGAGCTGCTGGATGCGGTCGCCAAGTTGGTCAACCGCGTGCTGACCGTCGGCACCGACCTGCGGAATCGCCTCAGCTTCTGGGGTCAATCCCTGCTGCGCGAAGAAGAGCTGCGCGACAGACAACAGAGGCTGGAAGCACTCAAGGGCTTCCTGGAAGGGCTGTCGCCCTACAACACTATCGGCAAGCTCAAGAATCTGCGCATCACCCAGGACGACATCGAGACTCAGAAGAAGAACCTCGATGCGCTTGCCGCAGTGGAGAGACTGCGTGACCTGGTTGCCGAGCTGGGCAATGTTGCCGCCTACCTCTCCCAAGCCGAAATGGTGCTGCCCGGCGATCATCCCTGGGTACAGCAGGCACAGGCTGCCCGCAAGGACATTCTCGACAAGCTCGCTGAGGACCGCAGTGCGCAGCATGCCGCTGAATACCGCCAGCGTCTGGCCACGTTGAAGAAGGACTACATCACCGCCTACGTGGCGCAACACAGTAAGGCCCGGCTCGGCGTGGCAGAGGACAAGACCAAGTCCGCTCTGCGCAAGGATCTGCGCATGGTGACCCTGCGCGCCTTGGCTGGCATCTCCCTCATGCCCACCGGCCAGCTCACCACCTTCGAAGACAGACTGGACAAGCTCAAGAGCTGCGCATCCCTGGTGGAAAGGGAGCTGGAAACAAGCCCGGTATGCCCGCACTGCGGTTTTCGCCCCGCCAACGAACAGGGCGACCTGCTGCCGGCCGCCAACGTGCTCAAGGCCCTGGACGACGAACTCGATCGTCTCCTGGAAGGGTGGCAGCGAACCCTGCTGGACAATCTCGACGACCCGATCATTCAAGCGAACTTCGAACTGCTTAGACCTAAGCAGCGTGACCTGATCAAGGGCTTCCTTGCGTCGAAAGCCTTGCCGGATCCGGTCACGCCCGAGTTCGTCGCAGCGGTTCAGGAAGCGCTGTCCGGCCTCGAAAAGATCGTGGTCACCGGCGACGACATCAAGAGGGCGCTGCTCACCGGCGGATCCCCCGCGACGCCCGAGGATCTGCGCAAGCGTTTCGAGTCGTTCCTGAGCGAGCGTTGCAAGGGCAAGGACGCGAGCAAGCTGCGGTTCGTGGTGGAGTAAAGGAGCCCGACATGATCAAGACCATCACGCTCACCAATTTCCTGAGTTACGGACCCGCGCCCGAGCCGGTCGAGCTGCGCGCGCTCAATGTGATCATCGGCCCGAACGGATCTGGAAAGTCCAACCTCATCGAGGCACTGGAGCTGCTGTGTGCAACTCCGAAAGACTTGCTGACCCCCATCCGCGACGGCGGCGGCGTCCGCGATTGGCTGTGGAAAGGCGCCACAAAGCCGCCCATCGCCATGATCGACGCGGTCATCGACAACCCCAAAGGCCCTGTGCCGCTGCGCTACGTGCTGAGTTTCACCGAGGTGGGCCAGCGCTTTGAGATCGTGGACGAAAGGGTGGAAAACGAAGTGCCCGATGTGGGACACGCCAAGCCCTACCTGTACTACAAGTTCGAGAGTGGGCATGGCGTGCTCAACGTCAAGGGCAAACAGCGTCGCTTGCAGCACGAAGACATCGACCCCACCGCATCGATCCTAGCCCAGCGCAAAGATCCCGACCAATACCCAGAGCTGACCTACCTGGGCAACGCTTTCTCGAAGATGCGTCTGTACCGGGAGTGGAGCTTCGGCCGCTACACCATTCCGCGCCTTCCCCAGAAGGCCGACCTGCCCAACGAGCATCTGGAGCCCGACGCGAGCAACCTGGGCCTGGTGCTCAACCGCTTGCGCCGTGAGCCAACCGTCAAGAAGCGGCTGCTGGATGCCTTGCGCGCGCTCTACGACGGGATCGACGACTTCGATGTGCAGATCGAAGGCGGTACTGTGCAGGTGTTCTTCCACGAAGGGCGCTACACCGTGCCTGCCACCCGCCTTTCGGACGGCACGCTGCGTTATCTGTGCCTTCTCGCGATCCTTTGCCACCCCAGCCCGGGGCCGTTGGTGTGCATCGAAGAGCCGGAGCTGGGCCTCCACCCGGATGTGCTGCCCACCCTGGCAGAGCTGCTCAAGGAAGCCTCCGCGCGCACTCAACTCGTCGTGACCACCCATTCCGATGTCCTGGTTGATGCGCTCACTGATCGGCCCGAAGCGGTACTGGTGGCTAGCCGGGATGAAGCTGGTACGCGTCTGGAACGACTGAATGCCGAGAAGCTCAATCCCTGGCTGGAGAAATATCGCTTGGGGCAGCTTTGGACCCGCGGCGAGATCGGAGGGACACGGTGGTGAAGCTCTACGTCGAGGGTGGCGGTGACGGCAAAGCCCTGCAGATCGAGTGTCGTCGCGGATTCCGGGAGTTTCTCGAGAAAGCCGGCTTGAAAGGCAAGATGCCCGCCATCGCCGCCTGTGGTGGCCGGCGCTTCGCCTATGAGGATTACTGCACAGCGATCGCCAACGGCGAAGCGGCGATGCTGCTGGTCGACAGCGAAGCCCCTATCGCCCCCGCACACCAGACGGGAAAGTCAGATGAGTGGCAGCCTTGGCAGCACCTGAAAGCCCGCCAGGGCGATGGCTGGGACAGACCCCAAGGCGCGCGTGAGGCCGACTGCCACCTGATGGTGCAGTGCATGGAATCCTGGTTCCTGGCCGACCGAGAAAAGCTCAAGGACTTTTTCGGCCAGGGCTTTCGGGACAACGCCCTGCCATCCGCCGCAAACCCGGTTGAGACGATCGCCAAAACGGCGGTGCTCGACAGCCTGAAGAATGCCACGCGTCACTGCCAGCCCAAAGGGCAATACGGCAAAGGCGATCACTCCTTCAAGTTGCTGGCGAAACTCGACCCTGCCAAGGTGGTCGCTGCCTCGCCCTGGGCGAAGCGCTTTGTCGACATCCTCAAACAGAAGGTGGGCGCATGAACGATCTACTCAAACACCGAGAGCAAGACTCGGGCCCTGTGGAATGTCTCGGACTCAGCTTCCCCAACGACCAGGCGCGCCGCGAACACTTTCTCAAGCTGCTCGCCGAGAAGCTGAAGGACCCAGAATTCCGCAAGCAGGACGGCTTCCCGCAGGGGACGGATGAGGCCATCCTCGCCATGTCCGATCCGCCGGACTACACCGCCTGCCCGAACCCGTGGCTCGCGGACTTCGTCAAGCACTACGGCAAGCCCTACGACCCGAACGAACCGTACCGGCGCGAACCGCTGGCCATCGACGTATCGGTGGGCAAGACCGATCCGATCTACAAGGCGCATTCCTATCACACCAAGGTGCCGCATCTGGCCATCGTGCCGTCGATCCTGCACTACACCGAGCCGGGCGACATTGTGCTCGACGGCTTCGCGGGTTCGGGCATGACAGGCGTTGCCGCGCAGTGGTGTGCTTCCGCGCCTGCGGCGTATCGGCATGAACTGGAGATGTCGTGGAAAAAGGAAGGCCGACCGGCGCCCAAGTGGGGCGCACGCCGCGTCATCCTCAACGACCTGTCGCCGGCGGCCACCTTCATCGCCGCCAACTACAACCTGCCGTTCGATGTGGACGCCTTCGCCAGGGCAGGCAAGCAACTGCTCGATGAGCTGGAAGCCGAAATCGGCTGGATGTACGAGACCCTGCACTCGGACGGCAAGACGAAGGGGCGGATCGAGTATACGGTCTGGAGTCAGCTCTATAGCTGCCCCGAGTGCGCCGGCGAAGTGAATTTCACCGAGGAGGCGTTGGATGAGGAGTCCAAGCGAGTCAAGGACGCCTTTCCCTGCCCGCATTGCGGTGCCGAGCTCACCAAGTCTCGGCTCGAACGACTGTATTCGACCAAGCTTGACCCGAGCACAGGCAAGACGATCCAGGTACCCAAACGTGCGGCGACACTGATCTCCTACAGTGTCGGCAAGACCCGCTACGAGAAGAAGCCGACCGCCGACGACCTGGTAGTCCTCCAGCGTATCGAGGCATTGCTGCTGCCATCCCAGGTGCCGACCATCGAAATCCCGCCCATGCACATGACGCACGAGCGGGCACGCATGGACTACGCGGGAGTCACCCATGTCCACCACTTCTTCCTACCCCGCGCCGCGCAGGCCATGGGCAAGCTGTGGGAGAAGGCGTGCGCGCATCCCGAGGCGCGCATCCGCGCCTTCCTGCTGTTCATGGTGGAGCAGGCGATTTGGGGTCTATCGGTGCTGAACCGCTACGGCCCGACACATTTCTCGCAAGTCAATCGCATGCTGAACGGCGTCTATTACGTCGCCTCGCAGCACGCGGAGTGCAGCCCTTGGTACAACCTGGGCGGAAAACTGGATCGGCTGGTCAAAGCCTTCCGCAACTTGAAAGTCGGCGCGGGCGGGACGGCGATCACCACCGGCACGGCTGCCCGGCTGCCGCTGCCCGATGACTCGGTGGATTACATCTTCACCGACCCGCCCTTCGGCGAGAACATCTACTACGCCGACCTCAACTTCCTGGTCGAGTCATGGCACGGCGTGGTGACCGACGCCCAGCCGGAGGCCATCATCGACCGCTTCAAGCACAAGGCGCTGCCCGAGTACCAGCACCTGATGCAGCGCTGCTTCGCGGAATACCACCGCGTCCTCAAGCCCGGTCGCTGGATGACGGTGGTGTTCTCCAACAGCAAGGCTTCCGTCTGGAACGCCATCCAGGTGGCCTTGCAGCAGGCCGGGTTCGTCGTGGCCGAGGTCACCGCCCTGGACAAGGTGCAAGGCAGCTATCGGCAGGTGACGTCCACGACAGCCGTGAAGCAAGACCTGGTGATCTCCGCCTACAAGCCCAACGGCGGGCTGGAGCAGCGCTTTGCCGAGCGCGGCGCGTCCGAAGCCTCGGCCTGGGATTTTGTGCAGACGCACCTGCGGTATCTCCCGGTGGCCAAGACCAAGAACGGTGAGTTGGAGTTCATCGTCGAGCGCGACCCGCGCCGCATCTTCGACCGTCTGGTCGCCTGGTTCGTGCGCCATGATGCGCCGGTGCCCCTGTCTTCGGACGAGTTCTTGAGTGGTCTGCGCAGCCGCTTTCCAGAGCGCGACGGTATGGTCTTCCTGCCCGAGCAGGTGGCCGAGTACGACAAGAAGCGCGCGCAAACCGCCCAGGCGCCGCAGATGGAGCTGTTCGTTTCCGACGAGCGCAGCGCCATCGACTGGTTGGCTGACTTCCTGAAAAGACGTCCCTCGACTTACCAGGAGATTCACCCTGAGTTCACCACCCAACTCGGCGCCGGCTGGAAGAAGCATGAGGCCAAGCCGGAGCTGATGGCGCTCTTGGAGAACAACTTCCTGAAGTACGACGGATCGGGGGAAGTCCCGAGCCAGATCCACGCTTACCTTTCGTCCAACTTTAAAGAGCTGCGCGGGCTGGAGAAGAGCGACCCACGCCTGATCACCAAGGCCAAGGATCGCTGGTACGTGCCGGATCCGAACAAGGCGCAGGATCTGGAGAAGAAGCGCGAAAAGGCACTGCTGAAGGAGTTCGAGCAGTACCCGCAACACAGCGGCCGCAAGCTCAAGGAGTTCCGACTGGAAGTGCTGCGCGCCGGCTTCAAGGACGCTTGGAGCAGGAAGGACTACCAGACCATCATCAAGGTCGCCCAGAAGATCCCGGACGAGGCGCTGCAGGAAGACGAGAAGCTGCTGCTCTGGTATGACCAGGCGCTGACCAGAATGGAGGCCGGAGGATGAACAAAATCAATCACGTCAGGCTGGAGAACTTCACGGCCTTTGCCAAGCTGGACCAGGCACTGTCCCCGGGTGTGAATGTCATCATTGGCGCCAACGGCACGGGCAAGACCCATCTGCTCAAGGTGCTCTATGCCGCCACGGCGATCACCACGGGGGAAGACCGGGAAAAGGGTTTCGCCCGCAAGCTGCTGGGCGTCTTCAATCCCTACCAGGCGCGCATGACACGTCTGATCCGGCGACAGCAGGGCTTGCCCGCTGCCGAGATCAGCATCGCGCGAGAGGATGGCGCCAAGCTCAAGACGGTCATCGACAACCGGAAGGCGGACGTCAACGAGGTGCGCGTCTCTGGGGAAACCAAGTGGCTGAGCATCAGCATGGAGTCCGCGTACATTCCGGTCAAGGAAATGCTGGCCCACGCACCCGGTTTTCTGGCGACGGCATCGAAGCGGGAGATCGCCTTCGAGGATGTCTATGTCGACATCATCAAGAAGTCCTTTCTGCCAAAACTCAGAGGCCAACCCCATGATAACCGTAAACGGCTTTTGAATGCTTTGCAAAGAGCGATCGAAGGAAAGGTAATTGCCAAGGGCGAACATTTCTTTCTTAAGAATAGCCAGGGTGAATTGGAGTTCACTTTGCTGGCCGAGGGCATGCGCAAGCTTGCGCTGATCTGGTTGCTAATCCAGAACGGCACGCTCTTGTCCGGCTCGCTGCTCTTCTGGGACGAACCCGAGGCCAACCTGAACCCCTCTCTCATGGGCGAGGTCGTCGAAATCATTCTGGAACTGCATCGGCTTGGGGTTCAGGTCTTCCTGACCACCCACAACTATGTTCTGCTCAAGGAGTTCGACCTGCGGCAGAAAAAGGGTGATGCCATCCGCTATATCTCGCTGTATCGCGATGAGCAGAAGGCGGTCGTGGCCAACGCCAGCGACAGCTACACGGGCATCGACCCCAATGCCATCACCGGAACCTTCAGCGACCTATACGACCGCGAGCTGAAGCGCAGCCTGGGAGGGTTGGTCGAATGACGTCTTTGGCCGAGGGGGACTTGCAGATCGCCTTGCCGGCCGGGGCCGCTGGGCGAAAGTTCGATGATGGGGCGACTCACGGGCTTTCCCACTGCATGAAGGCCGTGGATTTCATCGTGGAGCTGGATGAGAGGATTCTTTTCATCGAGTTCAAGGACCCGGATCACCCGGCCGCGCAACCCAGAGATCGGAACACGTTTCTGACAAAGATTCTGAGTGGCGGCTTGGATTCAGACCTGAAGACGAAATATCGGGACTCCTTCCTCTACGAATGGGCATCCGGTCGGGTGACCAAGCCGATCTACTACCTCGTGTTGATTGGCGCGAGCAGCTTGTCCGAGGCGGAATTGCTGGCCAGAACAGATGCCCTGCGGCGGCAGCTCCCCGCCCTTGGCCCCGGTGACAAACCTTGGAAGAAGCCCTTTGTCGCCGGTTGTGGCGTCATGAATATCGAGACGTGGAACGAGAAGTTGCCACAGTTTCCCGTCAGCCGACTCAGCGCATGAATGCTTGGGACATCGGCGATTGGTGCTGGCATGCCCGGCAGGCGTCGCCCTGCCGGGTGATCGACCGCCAGGACGTGTGGGGCGAGGTCTTCTTTCGCGTCTGGCTGCCGGCCAAGGACGCCGTGGTGCGCGCCCGCGCCCAGGATCTGGTCGAGCTGACCAGCGTGCGCCCGACGGTGGAGCAGATCCTGCACACGGCGGCCGCGGCCAAGCTGCTCGACGCGCTGGAAGACAACCTGCTGCTGGCGCCGATCCAGTCCAGCGTGGTGCCGCTGCCGCACCAGCTCTACGCGCTGAACCGGGCCATGAGCCGAGATCGCATCCGCTACTTGCTGGCGGACGAGGTGGGGCTTGGCAAGACCATCGAGGCGGGTTTGATCCTGCGCGAGTTGAAGCTGCGTGGCATGGTGCGGCGGGTGCTGGTGGTGGCACCGAAAGGTCTTGTGCGCCAGTGGCAGGCCGAGATGCGGCTGCACTTCGGCGAGGCCTTCCGCTTCGTCGAGCCTTCCGAGCTGGCCGCGTTCCGCCAGTGGCGTGACAACGGCGCTCTTTCGGTTTCTGGGGGCGACGACAACCTCTGGCGCATGCATGACCAGGTGATCGTCTCGCTCGACTCGGTCAAACCCATCGAAGGCCGCCGTGGTTGGAGCTTGGAGCAACTCGCCACCTACAACCGCGAGCGCTTCGAGGATCTGATCTCGGCAGGCTGGGATTTGGTGATCATCGACGAGGCACACCGCCTCGGCGGCAGTACTGAGCAGGTTGCCCGCTACAAGCTCGGTGCCGCCTTGGCCGAGGCCGCTCCCTACTTGCTGTTGCTATCCGCGACGCCGCATCAGGGCAAGACCGACCAGTTCATGCGGTTGATGCAGTTGCTGGACCGTGAGGCCTTTCCGGACGAAGGCAGCATCAACCGTGACCGGGTGCGCCCGTTCGTGATCCGCACCGAGAAGCGGGCCGCCATCGACGCGGAAGGCCAACCGCTATTCAAGCCCCGGTCCACCCGGCTCCAAGCCGTGGCGTGGCAGGACCGACATGCCGCCCAGCAGCGGCTCTACGAGGCGGTGACAGACTACGTCCGGCACGGGTACAACCAGGCGATGGCTGCCAAACAGCGCCACATCGGCTTCCTGATGATTCTGATGCAGCGCCTGGTGACGTCCAGTACAGCAGCCATCCGCGCTACGCTGGAGAAGCGTCAGGCCCTGCTGGATGCGCCTCAGGCGCAGGCAAACCTGTTCGAGGCGGTGGACCCGGATGAATGGGCAGAGCTCGACGGCCAGTCCCAGCTCGACATTGCCCTGCAGGCCAGCGGGTGGGAGCGGGAGAAGACGGAGGTCGAGATGCTGCTGGATCTCGCCCGCGAAACCGAGCGACAGGGGACGGATGCCAAGGCAGAAGCGCTGTTGGAATTGATCTACAAGCTCCAGCAGGAGGAGAACGACCCGCAGCTCAAGGTGCTGGTCTTCACCGAGTTCGTTCCCACCCAGGCCATGCTGGCGGAGTTCCTGAAGAGCCGGGGCTTTTCGGTGGCGCTGCTCAATGGCGGGATGAGCCTGGATGAGAGAACGCGCGCCCAGCAAGCCTTCTCACGGGATGTCCGGATATTGATCTCCACCGATGCCGGCGGCGAGGGCCTGAATCTGCAGTTCTGCCATGTCATCGTCAACTTCGACATGCCATGGAACCCGATGCGGCTGGAGCAGCGCATCGGCCGCGTGGACCGCATCGGCCAGCCCCATGTCGTGCGAGCGATCAACCTCGTGCTGGAAGACACGGTAGAGCACCGGGTGCGCGAGGTGCTGGAGGAGAAGCTTGCCGTCATCGCCCAAGAGTTCGGTGTCGACAAGGCAGCCGACGTGATGGATTCGGTGGAGGTGGAGCCGCTGTTCGATGAACTGTTTGTGCATGGACTGCAAGACCCGTCCTCGATCGACAAGGAATGCGATGCGGTCATCAACCAGGTTCGGGAAAAGGTGGCCGCGAGCCGGAAGGACACCGATCTGTTGACGGAAGACCACGCGCTGGAAGCAAACGATGCCCGCAAGTGGCGGGATCATCCAGCGCAGTATTGGTTGGAGCGTGCGATCACCGCCGGCCTACCTGCGCGAGGTGGAGCGGCTGAGAAGGTTGGCGAAGCATGGCGTGTGAAGTGGGTGGACGGGAGCGAATCTCCTCGCGTCTGCTTCGATGCGCGCACCGCCGAACAGAACCCTGAGATGGAGTGGATCACGCTGGAAGATCCACGCGCCCGCGCAGTCATCGGCGAGCTGCCACGCTGTGTGGCGGGCCAACCCCTGCCGATTGCGACGGTGACCGGCTTGCCCGATACGGTGCATGGCGTGTGGTCGCTGTGGGAGATCAGCATTAGCGCGTCCAATCTCTCTGAGAACTTCAACCGGCGGCGATTCTTGCCCGTGTTTGTCACCGACGATGGCCGCACCTTCGTGCCGACCGCCAAGCGGATCTGGGATTTGCTGCTGACCGAGAACGTGACGCTCGCCCCGAAGGTCGAGGTGGAGCATGCCTTGGCCTGCTTTGAAACGTCGCTGGCTGCGGCCAAGGCACAGGGGGAGCGGTTTTTTACCGAGCTGCTGGAGGAGCACCGTGCCTGGCTCGCCGAGGAGCGTGAACGGGCGCGCTACGCCTTCGAGGCGCGTTACCAGGCAATCGGTCGGATCGGCCTTCCCGCCGTCAGGGAGCACCGCCGCAAACGGCTCGTAGCTGAGCACGAGGCACGCATGGCAGCGCTGGCGATTGCTACAGCCTGCACGCCGGATCTCAATGCGGTGCTGATGCTTCGCATTGGTCACCCGGGAGGTACGCCAGCATGACAGCCTGGGTTGACCGCATCCTGAAGGAGTTTCCCGTCGATCTGGCCCGGCTCTGGATCGTTGCCGACCCGGACGATGTGCTGCTGGATGAGCAGGTGTTGTCGGGATTGCGTGAGCACGGCTTTGAAGTACTGCCCTTCGAGGACAGCATCGCGTTCCGGGCAGAGTACGAGGAGCGCTATCGGGCGGCGTGGGATCGCGGCGAGCCAGGTCCCTCCCGTGCCTTGATCCTCCATCTGCGGGGAATAAACGTCGCCGACTTGCCTTGGGACTACCTGCGTCAGGCGCGCAAGCTCTCCTTGAGTCTCGCTGAGTTGTTCCCTAGGCTGAGCTATACCGTGGTGAGGCAGCTGGGTAGTGAGATGCTGCCCGCGCTGTTCGAGGCGCAGGCGAGGCACGCGCATCAGTCGCTGGGCGAAGCGGCGACCAAGGAGTTCGTGCTGACGCACATCTTCCGTATCAGCCCGCACCTCATCACACGGTCGGAGGACTTTTGGCGTGAGCTCCTTCGTCTCCATTACCGCGAGGCGGCCCTTCCGCCTGTGCTCGCGCAGCACGTGGAGCAAGTGGTCGGTGGGCATAACGCCTTCAAGGGCATACCCATCGCCGACTTGTTTGCGCACAAGAGCCTCACGCTGCGTGTCGTGCAGGAAGCCTGGTTTCGCTATCTCACCAAGCTGGGAGTCACTGGAACCCGCACTGGTGAACCCACGCCGCCGGATTACGTCGCAAAACTCGACCTGCCTTTCGATCACCATGACGTCCGCGTGATCGTCGACTCAATGTTCCTGGATGGCACGCTGCACCCGCTGGTGGTCCAGGGCGTACCGGCCACCCTGCCGGAGTGGGCCAAGGCGGGTGTGGTGCAGGATCCGGCGTCGATGCGGAACCTGGTGTTTGAAGGCATCAAGAGCCTGAAGGCGGAAGTGCCGACCATCGAGTCACCGCACCGCGACTGGACCCATTTCTCGCGTCGCCTAGGCGAAGTCATCTCACGGTTTCACCGATTGGATGCAGCCCGAGCGGAAAGCATCAAGGACGCGATGCGAGACCTGGCTATCTCCGCCGACGATCGGTTGCGTGAATGGGTAGGCAAGCATTATGCGGACCTGCCGTCATTGCCCGCCGCCAAGGGACCGATCATGGTCCACCATGTGCCGAGGTATCTGGCGATGCGCCGGGGCAACGGCGAGAAGAAGATCGCGCTGGTGGTATTTGACGGGCTGGCCGTAGATCAGTGGATACTGATCCGGGAGACCGTGGTCAGTCGGTCGCAGCGGCTGATGTTCGACGAGAGTGCCTGCTTTGCGTGGCTGCCAACCCTGACTTCAGTGTCCCGGCAGGCGCTGTTCTCCGGCTTGCGCCCACGTGAGTTCGCCGACAGCATCGAATCAACCTCTCAGGAACCGGCGCAATGGACACGGTTCTGGCAGGACCATGGTCTTCGCGCAAATGAGGTGCTGTACCGCAGGTCGATCAAACGCACCGATGACCTCCCCGCGCTTGAAGCAGCCCTGACCCATCCGTCTCTGAAAGTGGCTGGCCTTGTCGTGGACACCGTCGACGAGATCATCCATGGGGCAGTGCTTGGAAAGCGTGGCATTGCAGCCCAGATCGCAAGCTGGTGCGAGTCGGGCTTCGTGGATCGTCTGTTCTCGATGCTGCTGGACAACGGATTCCACGTCTACCTAACCGCAGACCACGGCAACGTCGAAGCGGTGGGCATTGGCCGCCCGAACGAAGGGGTCGCGTCTGAGCTGCGCGGGGAGCGTGTCAGGATTTATCGCAGCGAGGCTTTGATCGCGGAGACGGCGGCAGCCAATCCGAAGACCTTCCGTCTGGATGTCGCTGGACTTCCGGCGGGCTTCATGCCGCTATTCGCAGGAGGACGCGGAGCGTTCGTACCGAAGGATGACCAGGTCGTGGTTCATGGCGGTGTCTCCGTAGAGGAACTAATCGTGCCCTTCGTGAAAGTGAGCTACGCGAATTGAATCGAATGGCGTCGTCATCACCCCAGATTGGCTTTGATCGCTTTATAGCGATCGAATGGGCAGCTGCCGCGCTCAAGGTACGCGCCGAACTCGGCACGCTCGATGAGCTGAATGCCCTGCTGGATGCTGCTGGACTGGGTGTAGCAGCACGAAAGAAGACACGGACCGTGCTGAATCGTTTGTGGCTTGCGCCACGCTCGGAACTCGCCGACTTCGCGGAGCGTGGCGTCGCGATCTTAAAGGCCGACCCGAGCGTCCCTATCGCCGCCCTGACCTGGGGCATGGCCATTGCCACCTATCCGTTCTTCGGCAAGGTGGCGGAGCTGGTGGGGCGCCTCTCGGCGCTGCAGGGTGATTGTGCTTCGGCGGAAGTCCATCGCCGAATGAGCGAAGCCTATGGCGAGCGTGAAGGCACGTACCGGATGACCAACATGGTGCTTCAGTCGCAGGCAAGCTGGGGCGCGATCGAGCGCGTCGAGAAGGGCAAGCGCCTCGTGCGCATGAAGCCGATCGTGGTCAGCGACGAGCAGGCCGTAGTTTGGTTGGTCGAGGCCGCCCTGCGTTACGTCGGCAAAGCGGTGTCCGTCTCTGCCCTATCGTCTCAGGTCGTCCTCTATCCATTCGTGCTCGATCAGCCGCTGGGGTACCTCGTTTCGAAGAGCCCGAACCTGGCCGTCCATTCCCAAGGGTCAAGCAGCCAAGTGGTTTCCTTGAAAGCGAGTGAGTGAATGACTGCGCAGCGATGTAAGATCGCAGCATGGGAATCGGTCCATAACGGCCCCTGACAGGTTGACAAAGGATGCAGTTCCTACGGTCAACGCCGTTCTGTGATGAGGAGCAAAGCAACTTCAGCTTCGCGCCGGGTAACGAGACCAGGAAGCACCCTTCCTCCGCCGTATACCCACCTTCTCAGCTCCCGCGCAGAAGCATCCCAGTCCCGCTGATTGACCCGCCGCCGCAGCGTCGAGGTCTGCAGCCGCCCGGCGCCGAGGTTGAAGGTGAAGTCCACGATGGCCGCGAGCCGGTTCTCGGGCTCCGTAGCCAGCACCGGGCAATAGCGCAGTGTGGCGGCGAGCGCCACCTTCAGATCCTGGGCGAGGTAGGCCTCGGCCTCGCCTTCCGTGATCGGCGGGTGCTTCGGATCGCACAGATGCCCGTAGCCGATCGTCGGATAGCCGGCCGGACAGATGTACGGATAGGCGCGGTTGGGATCGTGCTTTGGAACGCGGTGGAAGCCCTCGAAGCGTTTGGCCAACTCGATGGCCGCTTGCGGCACGGGGATCACGGCCGCACCCGGTCGAACACGCGGCCGAGGAACCAGAAGTTCAGCACCCCGGCCCACAGGGCCTGGTCGGCCTCGGTCCAGGCCGCCTGGATGGCGGGGATCCAGTCCGCCCCGGCCTCGATGGCACCCACGAAGGCGGCAGTCTTGGCCGCGCAGTACAGCGCCATGAACCAGTAGGTGATCACCGGGCGGACGCTGCTGGAGAGCGCATCGGCCCAGCGGGCGCCCGATCGCTGTCCCTGGCCGGCCACGGCCTCGCGCAAGGCCTCGATGGCCCCGGTGTTCCACGCGGCATCTGCACTCGCGCCGATCTCGGCCATGCGCTGGGCGCCGCGCAGCTTCTCGAACTCCAAGGCCTTGTCCTGCATGGCGAGTTCATGGCTGCGCTCGCCCTTGCGGTCGATCCACTTCAGCACTTCGGGCGCCAAGCGGAAGGCTCCGCCCAGGAGGCCGCCGAGCAGGGTCTCGATCATTGGCCACCTCCCATCAGCTTGAGCTTGATGGCGGCCCCGACCAGCAGGGCGGCGAGGATGGCGGTCGTGACCACCTTGATGGTGGTTTGCCACGCGGTACGGCGCGCGTCGCGCCAGGCTTCCAGCAGATCGCGCAGCTCGCGGAGGTCGCGGGCGGCGTGGCCGTTCTCGATGCCCAGGTGGGCCAGCACCCGCTCGGCTCCGCGCTCGGCGGCGCTGTCGAGCAGGTCGTCGAAGTCCTCGCGGCGCAGGAGCAGCATGTTCTCGACGAGGGCGGGGGCTTGGGTCGGTTCAGTCATGGGCGGTCTCCAAAAACGACGAACCCGCCACGCGGGCGGGTTCGGGGGTGACGGACGGGGTGCGGGGTCAGACGGGAACGCCGGCGCTCCAGCCAGAGGATTTGTAGACGGCGAGCCTGTCCTCGGCGGCAATAAAGGCCAGCCAGCCGACCTTCGGGGCGTGGTACTCCCAGGCACCATTGACCCACACTGCAATCTGGTCGGTCCTGCCGGCCCAGGCGCCGGTGGCACCAGCCGGCACGATGTAGCGATCCCCTTCGGCGGGGCTGGCAGGCGGCGTGGTCGTGGTGCGGCTCGTCACCGACAGACCCACGATGGCGCCCAGGCGCTTCAGGTTCGCGTCCATGCCGGTGTGCCAGCCGGATTCGCCCAGCGTCCAGCCGTAGGCGAGGCCCAGGTTCGGATCGAGCTGTGGCATGGGTTCAACTCCTCTCAAGGTGGGTCATCGCCCGCCGGTCAGGCAGAGCGCGGCGGTGGTGTTGGTTCGGGTGCTGCCGCCAGTGGCGCCCGACGAGGGGCAGGTGCAACACGCTGCCCTGCCGGGCCACGAGGCGGGTGAGCAGCCAGTCGGCGTCGGCGTCGAGATCGGCGATGCGTGTCAGCACCGGCTCGACGGCGCTTCGGCGCATCACGATCAGGCCGTGGACGTGGCTGGCCGAGTGGGCGTGTTGGAAGGCGCTGTAGGCCAGCCGCCGCACGCCGAGGGGGCGGCCATCTTCGTCCATCAGCGCTTCGTCGGTGTAGGCGAGCACCGCCGAGGGACAGGCATCGAGCGCATCGGCCAGGTTCGCGAAGGCGTGGGCCTCGTAGCGGTCGTCGGGATCGACGAAGGACACGAGCGGCAAGGCCCCTCGCGCGAAGCCTGCCGCGCGGGCCTGCCCCACACGCCCCGGGATGCCTGGCAGCAGATGCAGGCGGATCGGCGCGCCGACGAGGCTCGCCAGACATTCCTCGCGCCAGTGTTGGGGCTCGCCGAGGGTGAGCAGGTGCACGTCGATCCTGGGTTCCATCACACGCCACCCCAATACTGCCCCCAGCGCAGACCGTAGCCGGCACGATCGACCGTGCGCACCTGCGCCTGCCAGCTCGAAAGCCCCTCCCGTTCGGCCTCGATCTCGACGGTGACGCGGTCGCCCGCGACGCCGGCGTCCAGGGCGGCGCTGGTCACGTCCCAGGTCCAGGCGTGGCCGGTGAGGCCGGCCTCGGTGCGCACCAGCGCGCCGTCGCGGTCTCTGATGCGCACGGTGTAGGTTGTGCCCGGCTCGGGGCCGATGTCGCCCTCGTCCTGGCGCACGAGGTAGGCGGTCTGCTGGGTGCGGTCGCGGTGTGCCCAGGTGAGGGTGAGGTCGCCGGCGACCACGGCGGGCTCCGTCTGGCCGTTGAGTCGGATGCGCCCCGGCGGGTACGGCCGCGCCTGGCGGCCCGCGAGCACGATCGGTGCGCCGTTGGCGGCGAGTACCGTATCCCCCTCGGCGCTGGCCGTGCGCGGGACGGCGGCGACGAAGACCGACTCGCCCGGCGCGCGCTCGACGGTCTCGGCGGCCAGCCATTCGCCCACACCCACCAGCCGCGTGCCGGCCGCGTGGGCCTGCGGCGTGGTGTCGAGCACTCCGCGGGCGAGATCCACCGTGCCCGCGGCGGCATCGAAGGCGAGGATCGCCACGGCCTCGCGGATCGCACCAAGCGCATCGACCAGGTAGGCGTAGTCGCCGACCGCCAGGCGCTCGGGCTGGGCCAGCGCCGTCACGGGCACGGCCAGCGCATCGGCCTCGGTCGCCGGCAGCGCTTGGCCGAGCGTGAGCAAGGGCGCGTAGTCTTCCGGGGCCACCGCCTCGAGATCATGACTCGCGGGCCCCGTGGCGAGCTGCCAGTTCAATTGCCCCGGGCCGCCCGCACAGGCCAGGGCCCCCACGTAGGTGTCGGTGTCGGTGAGGGTGGCGAGGTCGGCCCGGCTCAGGCGCCGCGCGAGTTCCCAGTACGGCACCTCGACCGCCAGCACCAGGGTCGGCGGCAGCGCCTCCAGCGGCGGCTCCTCGAGGCGCGGCGGCGGGGGCGTGAGCACGGTCTGGCCCATGCCGAAGACGTCCTCCACGGCCTCGATGCGGAACGAAGTGGCGCCCAGCGTGCCGGTGTCGATGCCGGTCACGCGCACCACCATGCGCTCGATGCCCAGGCGTGGCCAATGCAGCAGGAACACGTCCCCCGGCAGGGGCGGACGCTCCAGGGCGCCGGGGGCGACGGTGAGCGTCATGCGCGCCAGCGGCGAGCCCAGTGCGCGCAGGTCGCGCAGCGCGAGCCGTGCGGCCAGCGGCCCGTGGTTCACGCCCGGATAGTCGCGCCGCTGGTTGATCACCCCGCCTTGCAGTTGGATCGCGGCGAGGTTTTGCACCGAGACGGTGGCCTCCTTGGCCGTCGCCCAGTCGGTGTAGACCACGGTGATCTCGTTGGGCAGTTCCCCCCACTGCGCGCGCTCGAAGCGCTCCATGCGCACGATCTCGTCGGGGCCGAGCACCGGCAGCCCGTCGATCCAGTAATCGTCGCGCAGGAGCTTCAATTCGAACGTGCCCTGCTCCGGGTCGAGGTAGAGGAGGCCGCCGACGTGGTCGAGCACCTGGGCGATGAAGGCCTCGATCGGCTGCTGGCGCGTCCAGAGGAGGTTCAGGCCGAAGCCTTCGGCTTCGAGCGCCCAGGCCGCGTTCCAGAAGCTTGAGCCCAGCGTGGACGGCGGATAGCCCATGCCCCAGTGCGGGTCGGTGAGGCACTGCACCAGGATGTGGGCCGGGTTCATGCCGACGGTGAGATGGGTGCCGGTGTCGGCATCCCAGGCCCGCACCTCGGCGTTCCAGGGCATCCAGGGTTCGTCGTGCCAGCCCGCCGTGAAGCGCCGCACCCGCACCGCCCAGGGCTTGAGGTAGGGGTTGTTCGCGGCGAACAGGATCTTGCGCGCCACGATCGACAGCACCCCGCGGAAGGCCGGGATGGCCGCGCCCAGGCGGCTCATCAAGTAGTCGTTGCGGTCTTGCGCGGCACTGCCTGCGAGCACGTCGAGGTCGCCCACCACGCCGCCTTCGCGTTCGTCGCCGCCGAAGAGCGTGGGCCGATCGATGGAGAGGCGCCCCAGCCCGTGGCCGCTCGAGAGCGGCGCGCGGCTCGCATCGCCCCAGGCGCTGCGGTCGCCGATCTGGATCTCCTGCACCGCATCCACCGGCCCCTGACACAGCACCAGGTGCATCCCGATCCGGTAGCGGTAGCCGACGGTCTGCTTCTTGCGGCGGCCGCCCATCAGCGCGGCTCCTCATGGCAGGCCTGCGCGACCTCGACCACGCGCCGCGCCATCGCGTCGCCGGTGGCCAGCAGCACGGAGGCGGGCAGCCCCTGGGCGAGGAAGTCACGGAAGTCCAGGCCCTGGCGTGCGAACCAGGTGCGCGTGCCGTGCACGCAGAGCCCCGCGGCGCGCACGTGGGCGATGGTGACGGTCACGTCCTTGCTCATTTCTTGCCGCCCTTCTTCTTGATCGGTTCGGCCTCCAGGTCGCCGTACCACACGACGTTGGCCCCGCGCAGCAGCACCGCGCCGAAGACGACCGGGATCGGTCGGCCCTCCTCGGCCGTGGGCGCGTCGAGGTCGGAGAGTTCGGCGGGTTTCGGGGCGGGCGGTTTGGGCGCGAGGGCGACGGAGACCAGCGCCGCCACGACGATGACGACCAGGTACCACATGGGAGGATCTGCGCGTTCAGAAGACGCCCGTCGAGAACGGGTTCTTCATCGGGATGAAGGGGAAGCCGCCGTAGTTGGCGAGGTTGCCAAAGCGCGCGGCGCAGGTGGACACGCTGTGATCGCAGCCGGCCACGAGGTCGACGAGCGTCTGCGGCGCAAGCCCCACCGGGTAGAGCAGTTCCACGCCCGCGGTCGATTCGCTCACGATCATGTGGCGCGCGCCTGCCGGCGTCTGCAACCAGCCGCCGGCGAGCATGCCGGCCACCTCGGGCGGGAGGCTCGCCAGTTCCACCTGGCGGCCTTCGGAGCGGATCACTTCGGCGGTGGCCGAGATCGGCGTCGCCCCGCACGCGGCCGAATACAGCACGTGCGAGCAGGCGCGGCTGTAGAGCCGCCTGAGACCAATGCGCTTCAAGCTCACCTGGGCGGACTCGCAGCGGATGCGCGCAGAGTCATCGGCCACCTCCACCCCGAGCACGCGGCCCATCCAGCGCGTGCCGGAAAGCCACCAATACTCGCCCCAGGCCTCACGTCGGGCGATCCGCAGTCGCACCGCGGTCGCCTCGCCGGTGAGGGTCGCCTGCAGCAGATGCCGCACGAGGGCGTGGTCGGGCGGCAGCTTCAACTCCAGCGCCGACTTGGCCGCTTCGGCGCCGAGCGCGAGCGCGCTGCGCTCGAGGGGGCAGCGCTCGTAGCGCTCCCCGCCGATCTCCACGTCGAACTCGTGCGGGGTGAGCCGGAAGCTGCCGCTCGTGCCCTCGAAGGCGTAGAGCTCGACCTCGAACAGGGGGCCCTCGCTCATGGTCAGGACGGGGTGTAGGTGATGCGATCGTTGCCGCGCGGCTCGGGCAGCCGGCGCAGGGTCAGGGGAATCTCGACCAGCTCGGGGGTGTGCCAGTACAGATCGACGGCGTCGTGGTCGAGCCGGCAGCGGGCCAGACGCAGGACGCGGCTGCCGGCGGGCACCGCGGCATCGAGGCCCGAGCGCAAGACGAGCACGCCGCCGGCGTCTTGATGGAACGCGCCGGTGAGGACGGCCTGGCGCGTGCCGTCGGGGTGCAGGATCAGCGCGGCGGCCGGGCGGTGCCAGAAGGCGGCCAAACCGTCACCGTCTACGCGCAGGAAGCCGTCGTCGGCCGAAGCGGGGGCAGCGACGCGCAGCACCGGGGCCAACCCGTCGGGCAGCCAACAGGCACCGAGCCGCCCCTGGGCGCGGTACAGCCGCGCGCGCCAGCGGGCGATGTCTTCACGCCCGGCCGCCAGAAACCGGCGCTGGAAGGTGCTCGTCGGCGACGGGTCATCACGGCGAACCCACGCGTCGGCCGGCGAGAGGTCTTGCCGCGTGACCGCACCATCCGCCGTATGGGTGGGGTCGTCGCGCCAGTTGCCATCGGGCCAGACGGGCAGGCCGTCGAGCCAGGGAGCGTCGAGCCGCCCTTCGTCCGGCAGCGGCTCGAAGGCCACCTGCGCGGTGACGCTGCCGCCCATGATGCCCGGCACCCACTGCGCGAATTCGGACGGCTCCATCGCCACGCCATCGACCAAAGGCATCACTAGCGCGCCCGCGGGGACCGCCCGCGCCAGCGGCTCGGTGAGCCACAGCCTCTCGGGCTCCACTTCGGTGAGCGTCAGCACCTGCCAGCCGTCCGCGACCATCAGCAGCGCGAAACGCCGATCCGCGGGCCAGTGCAGGCCGTCTTCCTCCAGGCGCAGCTTGGCGGCGGCCGGCGCAAAGTCCGCTTCATTCACCGGTGTCACCGCCAACGCCGGTGCGCCGCTGTCCGCCGCCGAGGTCAGCCTCGCCGCGTGTTGCGGCAGCGGCCACCAGGCGAGCCGGCCCAGATGGTCGGCGAGCCACTCGGCCACCAGCGCGTCGCTCGCGCGCCCGTGGCCCACGTGGTAGGTCAGGAAGCGCCGCGGCACGCGCCGCAGCCCTTGCCGCGCCTCGTTGCCCGAGGCGAGCCGCACTACGCCGGTCGCCCATTGCAGGCGCTCGATGAGGGGCTCGGCCCAGTCGTGACGGAAGGCGAACACCCCGCGTGGAGCCTCGGGCCAGGGCGCTTCGCCGAAGGCCTCCATCGCTTCTGCGACCATCGCCGCCGCGGCGGTATCACGGCGCAACACCTCGACGAGCAAGGCGGCGGCGTGCAGCGGCGGCGCGGGCTCGGCCAGCGTCTCGGCCCACAGCGTCGAGAGGTGGGGGATCGGCAGCGGCTGGGCCGAGGTCTCGGCCAGTGCCGTGGCGGCCAGCGCCCCGAAGGTCGCGCGCGAGATCGCCTCGGCCCGTTGCTCGACAACGCTGACCCCCGGCGTGGGTTGGCCACCGACCTCGGCCACCACCTCAGGCAGAAGCCGATCCGTCATGCCGACTCCAGCCCGAACTCGGCGGCGTTGAAGGCGCCTTCCGTCCACGGCACGTTGCCGTTCGGGTTGCGCTCGAACAGCGCCGTGTGCCAGGCCAGTTGCTCTTGCAGCAGGAGGTCGGCGCTCACCGCCGTCTGCGCACCGCTCGCCACGAGCCCGCGCACGCGGCCGGTGCCCGCATCGGTCTTGCGCGCGAGCAGGGTCACCTGCACGCCGTGGATCGCCGGGGTGGTCATCACGGGCAGCGCCTCGACGTCGAACGTCTGGCGCAGGCCCGCCGTGGCCGCGCGCAGCGCCGTCGTCTCATCGCCGTCGCTCACCGCGGCCCAAGCCGGCAGCCCCGCGGGCTCGACCGTCCATTGGTTCAGCGCCCCAGGCGCTTGCGGCTTCAGGGCATCCACCCGCACGTCGCCGAGGAAGGTGTTGTTGATCGTGCCCGAGGTGTCCGCGAGATAGAGGTCGTCCACGTCGACGGTGACCGGGCAGGGCTGGCCCGGCACGCTGCCTGCGAAGGCGGTGAGCAGCGGCCCGCCGCCCTGCGTGGTGTTCTGCGCCGACAGGGTGATCGCGAGCACGCCGTTGAGGCGCACGTTCAACGTGCCGTTGCTCGTGCCCTGCACGACCTGCAGTTCGACGTAGTGCCACCCCCGCACGGCCGCCGTCGTGACCGAGGTCGAGATCCACTGGTCCCAGCCGCTCATCCCCGATCCCGTCCGCCGGTAGAGCTTGAGCCGCCCGTCCTCGCCCAGTTTGACGAGGTGCGCCACCTGCGCGGATGCGTCGCGCACGCCCAGCAGCACCGGCTCCTCGCCGGTGTTCTCGAACGGCGCCACGCGCAGCGCCGCCCCCACGATGAGGCTGGTGCGCCCGGTCTCCAGGTTCTTCACATACCCGCCGCCGGCGCCTGCGGGCAGGCGCAAGGCGTAGGACGAGGGTCGCCGGCCCTGGATGCGCGTGGCCTGCGGCGACAGATACGCCGCCTTGCCGCGCGCGAGCCACGGATCGCCGAAGGGATCCAGCGCCTGCGGGTCGTAGTGGTCGAAGCCGTCGATGAAGATCAAGGCCATGGCTTACCCCTGGAGCGCCGCGCGCACCGCGCGCGCGTTGCGCCCGATGATGTTGAGGATCACCCGCTCGCCGGCGGGGGTCTGCAGGTGGTCGTGGGTGACGCCCGGGTCGATGGCGTTGACGATGCGCACGGCCTGGCTGACCGGCGGCGCGGCCGGCTGCACCTGGACCTGGGGCACGAGCCCCCCGGCGGCGAAGGCCAGACGCTGTCCGTCCCACACCGGCGGGGCGGACAAATCGTTGAGGGCATCGAGAAAGGCCACGCCGACACGCCGGACCGCCGCCGCACGCACCACGTATTCGCCGGCCGACAGCCGTGCCGGGATCGAATCCGAGGTCGCCGTGCCGGGACCCGTGACGAAGCCGCCGGCCGCGAACTTCTTGATCCCGCCCAGCAAGGCCATGACGGCGGCCACCATCGCCGCCATCGCGGCGATGGCCAGCGCCGGCCCGGCGATGGGGATGGATGCCTGCGAGGCCGCCGCGCCCGCGCCGGCCTGGGCCGCGTCCATCGACACCTTGGCGGTGGTCTCGGCGGACTTCTGCGCCACCGACTGGGCGGCCGCCGCTTGCTCGATCGCCTGCTCCTGCTGCACGAAGCCGAGCTTGAGCGCCAGCATCCGCGCCTGCATCGCCACCCACTTCTGGAAGGGCTGGATCACCATCTGCTGCAGGAAGGCGTCGGCCACTTGGCGGAACAGGTTCGACAGCGCCTCGCGGAAGCTTTGCGCGCCGGTGACCATGCCCTGCAGGGCGTTGCCGAAGCCCTCGCCGATGCGGTTCCACAGCGGCGCGAGTTCGTCGGTGACCAGCCGCGTGCGCTCCAGTTCGTTGCGCCAGGCGGCCACGCGGTTCACCGCCTCCGGCCCGATCGCCTGCGCGGCCTGCTGCATCGCGGGCAGCAGGCGCTGCATCTCATCGGCGGACTCGCGCTGCAAGGCGACGATCCGTTCGCGGGCCTGGGCTTCGGTGAGCAGCCCGGCCTGCTGCTGGATCTGGATCGCCTCCTGGGCATTGCGCAGCCGCTCGGTGACGAGCCGCCACTCCTGTTCCAGCCGGGCGAGGTTGGCCTGGGCGGCCTTCACGTCGATGAGCCGGTCGATCAGCGCCACGCCCGCGGCGTCGTTCTCGGCCGCCAGGCGTGCGCGAAGATCCCGGACGCTGCGCTCGATCGCGGCGCGCCGGTCTTCCGCCGTGTCGGTGCCGGTGAGCTGGGCGAGTTCCTCGCGCGCCTGGGCCAGGGCCTCGGCCAGTTCCCGCTCGGCCCGGGCGGCGGCGCGGGCGTTGGCGACCTCGATGTCGGCGCGGCGGTCGTTGAGGACGATGAGGTCGGCCTCGAGCTTGGCGATCTCCGCTTTGGCTCGCAGGCGGTCCGATTCTGATGCGCGCGGGTTGGTCGCGACGGCTTGGCTAGCTGCGAGTGCCAGCCGGCGACGGGCGATCTCGGCGTCGAGTTCGCGCTGCTCCAGCGCAGTCTTGCGGCCGTGGTAGTCGCGCACCGACAGCAGCCGGTCTTCCAGTGCTTGATCGAGCGCGCGCTGTTGGCGCTCGAGGCCGTCTTTGAGCAGGGCGAACTCGGCGTCCATCTGCGCCTTGCGCAGGGCCGCCAGGGCGCTGGCGGCCTCGCGGGCCTGGCCCGGAGCCGTGAGCCGTTGCAGCAGCGCCGGGTCGGCCTGCACCTTGGGCGCCTGGACCTCGATGGGCTTGGGGTCGAACAGGCTGTCCCGGAACTCGGCCAACTCGTCCAGACGCCGCACGAGGCTGCCCTTGAGTTCGGCGATGATGGCCTTGGCCCCGGCGGTGTTGCCGCGCAGGGCCTCGACCGCCGCCGCGACACCAGCGCCGATCGCCTCGCCGAGTGCGACGAAGGCCTTGCCGACCGTGGCGGCACCCAGCGCCAGGGTCTTGAGCACCAGCACCACGCCGTCCAGGATCGCGCGCAGCGTGCCGCCCTGCTTGGCCGACTCGACCATGCCGCCGGCCATCTCGTTCAGGGCCGGCAGGAAGGCCTCGATCACCCGGTTGGCCAGACTCGTCGCAGCCAGCCGCAGCTTGGCCAGCGAGTCGTTGAACACCTCGGCCTGCGCCGCGGTGTCGCCGCCGATCTGCACGCCGAGCGCTTCCATCTCGCCGGTCAATGCCGCGATGCCTTCGCGTCCCTGGTTCAGGAAGGGGATGAGCTCCGCGCCGCTCTTGCCGAAGAGTTGCACCGCCAGCGCCGACTTCTGCGCGCCGTCAGGCATGGCCTGGAAGCGCTCGGCCAGATCGAGCAGCACCGCATCGGTCGCGCGCAGCGTGCCGTCCTGGTTCTTGAACTCCACGCCCAGCGCTTTGAGGCGCCGGGCGGACTCCTCCGAGCCCGTGGCCGCCTCGAACATCGTGGTGGCGAGCTTCTTGAGCCCGGTCTCGAAGGTCTGGGCGGAGACACCGGACAGTTCCGCCGCCGGCACCAGGGTGGACAGAGCCTCCACCGTGATGCCCACGCGCTGCGAGAGCTTGTTCAGCGCATCGGCCGACTCCAGCGCCGACCTGACCATCGCCGCCAAGCCCGCCGCCGACAAGGCCACGCCGAGCCCGGCCAGCACGCCGTTGACCCGGCGTGCGGCGTCGGCCAGGCCGCCGAGGTTGCGCTGGATCGAGCCGAAGGCCGCGCGTGTCTCGTCGACGGCGCGGATGAGGATCTGGGCTCGCTCGGTTGCCATTAGAGTTTGTCCAATTCACGCCCGATCGCGGCAGCGAGCTTGGGCAAGGCGCCTTGCACGCCTGCTGCGAGATCGAACCGGCGCTTCAGATCCACCCGCCGCACCAGCACGGCGATGGGGATCTCCTGGCCGCGCTGCAGGCGCTTGACGCCGCTGCGCTCGCGCTCGGCGCGCTTGAAGCGGTTGAGCTGTGCGGTGTTCTCCCGGATGTTCTCGGCCATCAGCAGCACGCGGCCGTTCTTCTCGACGAAGAAGGCGTTGCCCGAGCGCATCAGGCCGTCGATGACCTGACGGAAGCGCTTGGGGCCGATCCGTCCCGGCAGCAGCGGGATCAGCATCCGGCCCGCCACCGTGCCGCCATGCGTGTGAATACCGAGCCAGGGGATTCGACTTCCCACCCACAGGGCGGGCAGCCGTTCGGGCTTCTGGTCGAACACCTTGGCCTGCAGCGAGGCGACGAAGCTCGCACGCCGGACCTGGAAGGCGCTGCGCATCTGGGCGCGGGCGGCCTCGCGCACCTCGCGGCCGCCCGAGGTCATCCCCTTGGCCACCGCCGCGTGGATCGCCCGCCGACGCTCCGCGCTCCAGGCCGAGAGCTTCCTTGGATCGAGCAGTCCCTCGGTGGTGAGCGTCAGTTTCATGGCCGCACGTCCTCCCACAACTCGCGCTGCAGCCGCTCGATGGCCGCCCGGTCGCCCTGGGCCGCCACCGCGTGCAAGGCCAGCCGCAAGGCGTTCTGCCTACGTTCCAGCCGGCCGTGGGCGGCCAGCAAGCCGCGCACTTGCGCGAGCGTGTAGCCCATCACCTCGGTGTGGCGGTGGCCGCAGGCGACGAGCCGGGCGACGGCATCGTCCCAGCCGAGAGGATCGGCGCCAGCCGCTCGCCCACCTGCGCGATGCTCGGCGCCACCTGCCGCACGAAAAAATCCGCGTTCACCTCGAACACGGCACAGGCCAAGGTGACGGCCTCGTCGAGCGCCAGCCCCTCGATCCAGGCGCGGTCGCGCCGGGTGGCGAGCGCGAGCAGCTCCAGCACCGCTTCGCCGTGTCGTCCCAAGAGGTCGAGCCAATCCGGCTCGGTCGAGAGGTCGGCGGCGATGGGCCGCACCGCGGCGAGGATCCGGGGTAACTCGCCCAGCCGGATCGGCGTGAGTTCCAGCGCGGTGCCGGCCACCGTGACCACCTGGGGCACGGGCGGGAAGGTCTGGAAGTCGGTATTGCTATCGGTCATCGCCATCCCCTTACAAGAGCACCAGGCGGCCGAACTGGCCCAGTTCGCCGTCGGTGGGTTTGGAGAGATCCGCCAGCACCTGGCCGGAGAGTTCGAACTTCAGCAACTCGTCGGTGATGATCGACAACTCCTTGGCCGGGTTGATCGCCACGCGATAGAGGTCGATCACCACCTCGCGGTTGGCGTCGGCGGTGTTCAGGCCCTCGAAGCGGATCCAGCGCTCGGGCAGCGGCCGGGTGAACATCGCCGTGCTCTGCGCGGCGCCATAGGCGTAATCGACGGTGAAGGGCTCGACATAGGGGCCGCCGGTCGTGGCGTCGAGGATCAGCACCGAGCCGTGCTTGGCATGCACCTGGTACTGCGCCGCCGGCAGGGGCTTGGGCGGGCTGTCGGAATCCTGGATCTGCACCGCCGAGACGTTCTGGTGTGCGAGCGGATAGAGGCTGCCCGCGGTGACCGGGTTGGGCAGCGCCTCGCCCGTGACCGTGCCCGGTGCCACCGTGGTCGAGTGGCCGTAGAGGGCGAGCGCGAGGTTGCCGCTGCTCAGTTCCTCCAGCGTGCAGGCGAACTCGCCCTTCTTGGTCTTGATGAGCTGCAGGTCGGTGAGGCGCTGGCCGGACTGCGCCTCCTGGTGTTCCAGCGTCTCCACCGACAGCGACACCTTCAGTTCCGGCACGTTGCCGACGAAGGTGAGGCCGGCCGGATTGCCAGCCGAGTCGCGCGCGCCGATGTAGACGCGCCCTTGTCCGGAGAAGTAGGCCATGGTCAGTCTCCCGTGGGGGTGGGCGTGGACGGGGCCGCGGCGGCGGGACCGTCACGGCGCGAGGGTTTGAGGGATGCGGCCGGCGCCGGGGAGTCCGGCGTGACGAGCCGGGCCGCGCCCTGGGCGATCAGCCAGCGGGCGCTGGCCTCGGGCAGGTCCAGCCGCGCGCCGGCGCTCAAGCGCCGACCGGCGTGGGTGTGGGCTTGGAGCAGTTCGATGTGCATTGGATGGGTCATCCCGTGGTCGTGAGGTCGGTCAGCGTGGTGCGGTAGCGGATCTCGTAGCGCGCCGGCAGCGTCACCGTGCCGGCATCGAGGTCGTCGGCGTCCCAGTCGGCGTCGAGCTCGCGCACCGCGAGCGCCAGGCCGCCCAGGTTCGGGTCCGCGAGCACGGCGGCGTGAGCGGCGACGATCAGCCGGTCGGCCGCCTCGAAGGCGTCCGCGCCGCGCGCGAGCGCGACCAGGCGCACGGTGAGCGAGCGGTCCACCAGCCGGTTGGCGTGCGCGGTGAGGGCGTCGCCCTCGACGAAGACGAGCAAGGCCGGGCCGGCCTCGCGGGGCAGCGGTGTCGCCGGCTGGCGCAGCACGGGTGCCGGGGCCAGGGCCGCCGTGAGCCGATCGATCAGGAGGCGCAGCAGGCGCTCGCGCACCGAGTTCATGGCAGCCTCGCAAGCTGGGCCCGGCACTCGCGGCCGTCGCCGAGCGCCCTCACCTCGCGCACGCGGTAGGACTCGCCGGCGATGGTGACCACGTCGCCCGGTGCGAGCGCGAGGCGCGAGGCCGCGTACTCGAGCTCGAAGTCGCGCGAGAGCGCCAGGCCGTCGAGCACCGTCTCGTCCGGCGCACGGAACGCACAGTGCACGGTGGTGGTGCCCACCACGACGGGCGTCAGGAGCCCCGCGCGCTCGGCGGCGTCGTACAGATCCTCCACACGGACCATCGGACAGGCACCCTCAGACGGTCAGCTTCACCAGCACACCGGGCCGGTGGCACATCGGCAGCGGGTTGCTCTGGGTGTGCAGATCGGTGCCGCGGTCGAACTTGCGCGGCTCCTGCTTGGCGTAGAGCGGCTGGCCCAGGGTGTTCACGGTCTCGTTGAAGTCGGCCGGGGCGAAGTAAGTGGCGAAGGTGTCCACCGTCCCCAGCGGAAAGGCGTGGGCCTCGCCCGCGGCGATGAAGCGGCGCGCGTTGCCGTTGGCGTCGGTCGCCTGGCCCCGGTACTCCTCGAAGGTGATGCCGGCGAAGACGAAGCCCGCGCGCACGTCGTTGATCAGGATCGCGCCCTGTTGCCACTGCGCGTAGGCCTCCTTGACCGACTTGTGGCCGGTGAGCTGACGGAAGAACTCGGGCGAACAGAGGACGTGCACGCCGGTCATGAACTCGCCCTTGAGGTTCTCCTCGATGTGGGCCAGCACCTCGTAGCAGTGGCCCTTGACGTCGCTGTTGGCATTGGCCAGATCGAAGGCGATGGTGGTCTGCCTGAGATCGAACTCGTCGAACAGGTCGTAGATCGTGCTGCCGTCGGCGTCCAGGATCTGGCCCTTGAGTGCGCCCATACGCAGGTGTTCGAGGGTGATCGCGTGCTTGTTGCGCATGGTCTCCAGATGCCGTGCCAGCACGCCCGCGACGGCCTCCATCTCCGTCTCCGAGCCGAAGGCCCGGATGCCCTGGACCTCCTCGGGCAGCACCACGTCGTCGTGCGGGATGTGCGGGACGACGAAGGAACGCAGCCGGCGCTGGCCGCGTTCGCCCACCGTGCCGGGCGAGCCGGGCGGCCGGGTGGGCAGCAGGTTCAGGCGCCCGGCGTACTCCTCGATGACGACCTGGCGCGTGCGCACGGGCTTGGCCGGAAACAGGTTCAAGGCTTCCAGCCGCCCGTAGCGGTTGGGGATCAGGTTGATGGCGGCGGTCAGGCTCGCCATCGAGAAGCCGGGGGAGTCGAAGGGGTTGAGCATGGGGGTCTCCAAACGACAGAACCCGCCAGCGGCGGGTTCTGAACAGGGGGCTCGATGAGTACTCGATCAGGCGCTGTCGCGCACCACGATGCCGCGCGCTTCGAGCTGGGCGATCGCAGCGAGCTGCTGCGCGGTGGTGATCCCCGCGGGCCAGACCAGTGCGTTTCGCGCGACGATGGCGTGGCGGGCGATCAGGATCGCGTCCTCCCGGTCGATCAGCGTCGCATCCACGGCCAGCGCGAGCACGCCCAGGGCGACTTCGCTGCCGTCGCCGGCCGCGGGGTCGAGGGCCTTGAGCTTGCTTGTGGCCGTCTCGCGGCCGACCACGGCGCCGAGCGGGAGGTTCTGCCCGGCCGCCACGGTCGCCTGCTCGCGCGAGTACAGATTCGGCGCCTCGTACTTCAGCAGGTCGCCGAGGTTGGGGGCTTGGGTGAGCGTGGGCATGGTTCACTCCCGGGTCACGAGTTTCTTCACGGCGGCGACCACGGGCGAGGCGGCCGGATCGGCGCCGGGGGCGGCCCAGTCCTGGGGCGCGTGGGTCGAGCGCACGGCCGACTCCATGCTGTGGGCGGCGCGCGCCTCGATCAGGGCGCGGCGCACCTCGGCTTCGGTGCGGCCGGCGGCGATGAACTCGGCGGCACGCTCGGGGCAGCCGGCGAGCAGACACAGTTCCGCGATCGCTTGCGCGGACTGCGCCACTTCGCGGCGGGCCTCGGCCACCAGGGCGGCGGCCTCATCCACACCGAGCGTTTCGGACGGGGTATCGGTCATGGTGGGGATTCCTCGGAAAACGGTCGCCTTCCCGGTCGGGGCTTGGCGCGGCGGGGAAGACGGACGCCGCGTGGCCGCAAGATGTCGGTCGAACTCGGCGAGCACCGCGGCAAGCGTCGCCACGCCATCGGCCAGCCCGGCTCGAGCAGCCTGCGGGCCGAAGAAGAGCGCGGCCTCGGTCGCGCGCACCACGTCCTCGGGCAGGCCGCGCATCGCCGCCACGTGCGCGACGAAGAGCGCGTGGAGCCGGTCCACCTCGGCCTGCAGCGCCGCGCGGGCGGCATCGTGTAGCGGCTCGTGCGGCGAGTAGTCGTTCTTGCGCTCGCCCGCGGTGATCGCGGTGTAGCGGTAGCCGTCTTGGGCGTCCTTGACCGACTGGTCGACGTGCAGCGCGATCACGCCGATCGAGCCCACGCCGCCGGTCTCGGTGACGAAGAGCCGCTCGGCGGCGCAACCGATGGCGTAAGCCGCGGAGAAGGCGGCGTCGTTGGCCACGGCCCAAACGGGCTTCACGGCCGCCGCCTCGCGCACGCGGCGTGCGAGCTCGAAGCACCCGCCGGTCTCGCCGCCGGGCGAGTCGATGTCGAGCACGATGCCGGCAACCAGAGGGTCGCCAAGGGCTGCCTCCAGCCGCGCGCCGATCTCGGCGTAGCTCGTCAGCCCCGAGGCCGCCTCCAGCCCCAGCGTGCGCTTGACCAGGGTGCCGTGGATCGGCAGGACCGCGATCGAGCTTGACGCAGACGCCGCAGGGTTCGGGGCCCTCGGCAGCGGCGGCGCGAGTGCGACGTCCGGCGCGGTGAGATGGAGGCGCTCGGAGAGCACCGCGAGGATCACGTCGAGCTTGGCGCGCTGGACGAGCAAGGGCGTGCCAAAGAGCCGGGAGGCGAGATGGGGCAGCATCGGTGTCAGTCCTGAAGTTCGGTGTCGGGCGCAGGTGTCGGCACCAGCCTCGATGCTTGGTCGTGCCGCGGATCCGAGTCGAAGACCAGCCCCAGTTCATCGGCGCGGGCGTTGTCCGCCGCGATCTCGCGGTCGATGTCCTCGGCGTCGTAGCCGTAGGCCGAGATCGCCTCCGAGCGGCTCATCAGCCCTGCGCGGATCGCGAGCTTGAGCGCGTTGAACTCCTTGAGTGGATCGACCCACTGCCAGCCCTGCGGGATCCACTTGGCGGCCTGGTACGCGCGCCGGCGCCGGGCGTAGCCGGGCAGGCTCAGCGCCCCTTCGAGCACGGCCTGCTCCATCCAGGCCCGCCACACCGGGCGGCACAGCTGGTGCACGATCACCCCGTGCTGGATGGCCTCGCAACGGCGGCGGAACTCCAGCAGCCCCGCGCGGATGCTGGAGTAGTTCACCTGGGTGAGATCACCGGTGAGCATCTCGTAGGTGATGCCCATGGCGGCGGCCACCGCCCGGAACTGCTGGCGCATGAACTCGCCGTAGCTCGCGCCCACGTCGGCCGGCGCCGAGAACTTGATGTCCTCGCCCGGCTCCAGGATCTGCAAGGTGCCGGGCTCCAGCCCGGCGAGGGCCGCCCCGTTGGCGTCCGGCAGCCCTTCGCCCATCAGGGTGTCCTCGGGGGCGAGCCGCGTGATGAAGCCGGCGAACATCGCCGCGGTCTTCTTGCGTACCAGTTCCGCGTCGTCGTACTGGTCGAGTTCGTGCAGCTTCACCAGCGCCCGCGCAAGCCACGGCTCGCCGCGGATCTGCCCCGGGCGCAGCGGGCGGAACAGGTGGATGACCTCGGAGGCACCCACGCGCACGGTGTCGAGACCTCCCGCGGAGGTACCCGTGCCCGACATCGGCGCCAGGCTTCCATCCCCAGGGTGCGAGCGCGTTAGGTGGTAGGCCACCCGCCGCCCGAGCCGGTCGAACTCGATGCCGGCGCGGATGACGTGGCCCGAGGGCAGGTCCCGGTTCAAAGTGGTCGGCAGGTGCTCGGGCTCCAGCACCTGCAGCTGCAGACCCACCGGCAGACCGTCCTCGGGACGGCGCCAGCGCAGGCGCACCAGCGCCTCGCCGCCTTCGAGCATCGCGCGGCAGGCCAGCGCCTGCAGGCCGTAGAAGTCGGTGAGTCCTGCGGCGTCGGCCTCCTCCACCCAGTCCCACCATAACGCGTGGATGGCCTCGCGCACGGCCGCATCAGTCACCATGCTCTGCGGCTTGATGCCGGTGCCGATGGCGTTGGCCACGAAGGCTTCGATGCCCGCGGCCGCCCAGGCGTTGCGCCGGGCGAGATCGCGGCTCTTGGCGCGCAGTTCGTTCTGCGTGAAAGCCAGCGCCGCGACCGCCCCGGGATTGCCGACCTGCCAGGCGACGGCCCTACGGCCGCCGCCCACGCCGTCGTAGGTGGGGCTCGAGCCAAGCAGCCGGCGCTTGAGGGTATGCCACCAACCCATCACGTCCCCTTGGTCGTGTGAATGCGGATCTGCCGCGGCGCGCCGGGCCACAGCCCCGTGGCCACGGCCTGTTCGTGCAGGTCACGCTTGACCGCCCGGATGGCGGCTTGCAACTCCTCGATCGAGCGGTACTCGACCGTCTTGTCGCCGAAGCTGACGCGCTTCTCGCCCTTGGCGAGCGCGGCTTGCAGGGCCTCGAGATGGGCTTCGGTGTAGGCCATCAGCGGTAGACCACGAGGTCGATCTCGGCGGAGTCGGCGAAGGACGCCGCGGTGGTCGCGCAGGTCACGTCGAGGTGGGTCGGCGTCTTCTCGTCGGCGGTCGCGCGCACGATCAGCAGCCGCTGCGTGCCGCTGTTGGTGCTGCTGCGGGCCACGCCCACCCAGGCATAGTTCGCGTCCGGCAGCGGGCTGGCGAAACTCACGCGGTAGCGACCTACGGCGAGCCGCGTGACCGAGGCGACGTTGTGCGCGGCGCGCACGACGACCTGGTTGCCGACATAGCCGAAACACACCCAGGCCCGCGCCAGACCCGGGTGGTCGGCGCCGACCTTGACCTTGACCTCCCGCCCGATGCGGCCGGCCAAGGCGCCGATGCGCGAGGCCAGGCTCATCAGACCAGGGCCCCTTCGAAGATCGCGACGAAGTCGGTGTCGGTGTCGCCCACCTCAGCCGCGGCCACGGCACCGATGTTGCTGCGCGCCTGGGCCTGCTCGGTAGCCGTCAGGGTCTGCGCCGCGTCGAAGCGCACGCGGTGGTTCACCGCAGTGAGCAAGGCGTCCAGGCCGCTGGTGCCGTCCTGCAGCAGCTGCTGGATCTCCAGCAGCGTGTCGTAGGCGGCATCGGCCCCGCCCAGGATCTCGGCCTTGAGCGTGTCGAGCAGCGTGACGATCTTGTGCGAGGAGTAGGTGCTGCTCGTGGCGACCTGGGCGTCGTCGATCGCGCCCGAGGCCTGCACCGCGGCCTTCAGTTCGTTGATGGCCGCCACCAGGCTGGACTTGTCGGTGGTGGTGAGCTGGGCGAGGTTCCCGGCCTTCGCGCGGACGTCGTTGAACTCCTGCGCGACGCGGATGACCAGGCTCTCGATGCGGGTGGTCAGTGACATAGCGTCTCCTCGTCAGGCCAGCCAGCGGCTCTTGATCACGCGCCGGCCGGTGTTGCGGTTGCCAGAAACACCCAGGCCACCTCGATGGGTGGCCTCGGTGATCGATTCAGTAGGTGTTTCAAGGGCTGGCGGACTGGCCAGCCCCAGTTGCCGCTCCAGTTCGCGCCAGTGGCGTTCCTCGAAGCGGTCGAGCCCTGCGGCCGCAGCAGCAGCACGGGCATACACGTAGCAGTCCAGCGCCTCGTTGCGCTCGCGCATCTTCTGCCACTCGCGCACCGCAAAGCCGTGGCGATCACGCCGGGTGACGAGCTGCTCGGCGCACAGTTGCTGGAGGAACTCGGCGTCGATCTTGGGCAGGTGGACGAAACCGGCCGGGTAGGTCACCGTCACGCCGTCGTCGGCCACCTCCGCGCTCTGGCGCAGGTGGTTGTAGAACTCGAGTTTGGCGAGCCCCACCGCGACCGCATACACCTTGATGCCCCGGCGCAGCTTCTTGCCCGCCTGCGAGACATCGACCGCCGTCGGTGTGCCGATCAGGGCTGCGCCCCCCATCGAACCCGTCCGCACGCCCTTGACCGCCATGACCCGCGCGTCGCGGCAGGCGCGCACGAAGGCGTAGGCCTCCTGTGTCGCAAAGCCGGTGTCCAGCGCCAAGCGGGCCAGCGGCATGGCCGCGCCCGAGGCATGGGTCCAGGTCTCGGCGAGCATCCCGCCCAGCGCCTTCCACACCGCATCCCGTGCGGTGTCGCCCATCAGCACCCGGTGCTCGATGAGCCAGGCCTCCTTGCCGCGCCCGAAGGCCCAGACCGAGACCTCGATGCGGTCCTTCTGCACGTCGGCGCCGGCGGTGAGCAAGAGCCCGCCGGCGGGAATGGTGCCGATGGCATAGTCCTCGCGGCGCTCCAGCAGGCGTTGCCAGTCGGGCGCTTCACCCTCCTCGACCCAGGTCTCGCCGAGCTCGGTGTTCTTGAAGGTCTTGATCGCGGCGCTCGATCCGGTTTCCTTGCTCACGGCGGCTTCCCACGCGGCGGCGATCTCGCACCAGGCGCGCCAGCCCAGCGGGCTGTACAGCGACGACAGATGAAACCCCGCCGTCTTGCCCGAGCCTTCCGCCGTCGCGCGCCACTCGCCGTGCTCCAGCATCCAGGTCTTGTGGTGCTCGGCGATCGCCGTCTCGCATGATTCGCACACATACGCCGCCGTCTCGGGCCGGCCCTTCTCCCAACGCAGTTGCTCGAAGCGCAGCCACTGCCGGTGCGAGCAATGCGGGCAGGGCACGAAGTAGCGGCGCTGGTCGCTGGCCTCGTACTCACGCTCGATGGCCGAGGCGCCCGCGATCGTCGGCGTCGAGACGATGAAGATCTTGCGCCGCGCAAAGGTGCGCGTGCGCGCCTCAGCGAGCGAGATCGCATCGCCCTCCCCCTCGACATCGAGCGGGTAGGCGTCCACCTCGTCGAGAAAGAGATAGCGCACCGGCATCGAGCGCAGGCCCACCGCGCTGTTCGCGCCGGTCATCACCAGCACGCCGCCACGAAACTCCTTGGCGAGGATGGTGTTGCCCGAGTCGCGCGAACGCGCCGGAGCGATGAGTTCGCAGAGCACCGGCGACTCCTCGATCAGCGGGTCGATGCGCTGCTTGGAGTTGCGCTTGGCCATCTCCACGGTGGGCCACACCGCCATCATCGGCCCGGGGGCGTGGTGGATCACGTAGCCGATCCAGTTCGAGCCGGTCTCGGTCGCGCCCACCTGCGCGCCCTTCATGAACACCACGCGCTCGATGGGCGAGGTCGGCGACAGGCAGTCCATGATCGCCTTCAGATAGGGCGTGCGGCTGGTGCGCCAGCGCCCCGGCTCGCTCGAGGCCTTGCTCGACAGCACCCGGTGACGGTCGGCCCATTCGGAGACGGTGAGCAGCGGGTCCGGCGTGAGGCCCTCGCGCCAAGCGCGCTCGATGACGTCCCAGCCCTCATAGGCGAACTCGTCCATCACAAATTCGTCGGGAACGAATTTGGACGCGCGCCAGCGCGCCCGTCAGGGTGAAACACGGGGACGTGTTTCATCAATCGACCCGAACCTTGAGTTCCCCGAGCTCGGCGAGGTGCTCGCGCACGGCGGCATCCAGGGCCACGTGCAGGGTGTGGGCCTCCACGCCGAGCCGGGCCGCCATCTGCGCCGAGATCCGCGCCGGCCAGTTGAGCCAAGCGTCGCGCTCCGTACGGGCGAGCTTGAACACATGCGCGATGGCCTGGTGGCGATCGACCAGTTCGCCCTTGAGGCGGGCCAGCCGCACCTTGTTGGTCTGCGCCTTGACCACCTCGTTGACCGTGCGCGCCTGCACGAGCGTGGTGCCGCCTGCGGGCAGGCCGGTGGCGAGGTTGGGGGCCGGATCCTCCGCCACCCGCACCTTCACGGTCCGGGAGCCCGTTCCCGCCTTCGGCGGCTCGGAGTTCCGGGTCCAGTCGCGGTCGGCCCGGTCTGGGTCGATGGTGCCGTCCGCCTCGGGCGTGATGCGTCCGGTGCGGATGGCCTTGTGCACGGCGGTGTCCGATACCCCACGGTGGCGGGCGTAGGCGCGAATCGAGATGCCCATGGCCCTCTTCGATCAAGTCATCGTCAGTTCTTGGCCAACACCCGCAGAAAACGCTTGGCTTCACGGGCGAACAGCGCGTTCATCACGTCACCCCGAACCACCCGATCGAAAGGACGCCCGATGAACCCCCACACCTCCGACCTTCTCGCCACCAAGCTCGCCGAGGCCGCCCTGACCGTGCTGGTGCGCACTTGCCGCAAGGAGGTGGCCGCCGCCAGCCGCGACGAGCTCGAAGCCGCCTGCGCCGCGATGCGCGCCAAGGCCCGGCCGGTCATCGACCGCTTGTTTGACGACGCAAGGGCTGCGCCCTGGGTCGGCGAGATGGCCTTCCACGCCGCCGCGCTCGAACTGGCGCAGGCCGGCATCGCGGTGTTGCGCAAGGTCTGACGAGCAATGCGAAGCCAAGCAAGAACGCTTGGCTTCTCACGCGAACAGCGCGTTCATCACCTCACCCAATCACCACGCACCAAGGAGCAGACCATGACCCTGCGCATCCGCCAACCCCAGGTCACCGACACCAACGGCAACGCCCTCGGCACCCGCCTGATCCGAATCGAGTTCGACGAGCAAGGCCCAACGACCGTGATGCACGACGGCCAGCGTTACGACTTCACCGGCAAGACCGGCACCCACCTCAAAACCGGCTTGGCGGTGCGCGAGATGGCCACCGCGCGCGATGCGCGCCTGTGGATCAGCCTCGATGGCGAGCACCTCTGGGAAGACTGACTCGAGCCGATCCACCCCTATCCAGGAGCAGACCATGAGCACCATCACCCTGACCCCCGCCCAGCACGCGATCCTGGCCCATGCGCTCGAGCACAGCGACGGCCGAATCGACTGGTTCCCCGAGCACATCCAAGGCGGTGCCCGCCGCAAGGTGCTCGACGGCCTGGCCAACCGCGCCCTGATCGCCCGCCAGGGCGAGGTCTGGGTCGTTGCCGACGCAGGCTACGAGGCCTTGGGCGTGCCGCGCCCGGGTGCCCGCACCGCCCCGCGCCAGTCCTTCGTTGCGAAACTCGATGCGGTGATCGCCCGGGCCGAGCAGGCGCAGACGGCGCGCGACGAGGCCGACCTGGAGGCGGCGGTGAACGCCGCCGAAGCGGCCTGGGCGCAGGATGCGCATCGCAGCGCCGAGCCCCGCCGCCCCCGCGCCGACAGCAAGCAGGCGCAGGTGATCGCGATGCTGCAGCGTCCCGAAGGCGCCACCCTCCGCCAGATCATGGACAGCACCGGCTGGCAGGCGCACACGGTGCGCGGCACCTTGGCCGGGGCGCTGAAGAAGAAACTGGGCCTGACGATCGTCTCCGAGAGATCCCCGGGCGGCGAGCGCGTCTACCGGCTTGCCTGAGTCGCGATGGGGCAGCACATCCCGCGCGGGCTGCCCAATCTGACCGGGTTCGTGATTCACTGCGAGATCGTCGAGGAGGAAGTCGCCGCCTGATCGAAGGCCAGGCCATCCGCCTCGCGGGTGGCTTGCTGGCCCGTCCAGTCCTGCCAGCGCCGCACGATCACGTCCGCATACTTCGGGTCGAGTTCGATCAGGCGCGCCACGCGCCCGGCCTTCTCGGCGGCGATCAAGGTCGTGCCCGAGCCGCCGAAGGGGTCGAGCACCACGTCGCCGGGGCGGCTGGAGTTGCGGATGGCCCGCTCGACCAGATCCACCGGCTTCATGGTCGGGTGCAGATCGTTCTTCGCTGGCTTCTTGATCTGCCAGACGTCGCCCTGGTCGCGGTCGCCGCACCAGTGGCGCGTCGCGCCTTCGGGCCAGCCGTAGAGGATCGGCTCGTACTGGCGCTGGTAGTCCGAGCGGCCCAGCGTGAAGGTGTTCTTGGCCCAGATGATGAAGGTCGACCAGTGCCCGCCGGCGGCGCGGAAGGCCGCTTGCAGCGTGTCCAGTTCGCTGGAGGACATGGCGACGTAGATCGCGCCTCGGGTGTGCGCCATGATCAGCGCCAGCGCATCAAAGAGGAAATCGTAGAAGCCTTCGCCCAGCGCATCGTTGAGGATGGGGCGGTGCTTGCCGCGCAGCTTGTCCTTCGCGCTGTTGGCGTAGTTCACGTTGTAGGGCGGATCGGTGAAGACCATGTCCGCCCGCTCGCCGTCCGGAAACAGGCGCGCGTAGGCCTCGGCGGTGGTCGCGTCGCCGCAGACCAGGCGGTGCGGCCCGAGCCGCCAGACGTCGCCCGGCCGAGACACCGGCTCTTCCGGCATCTCCGGGATGGCATCGTCCTCCGTCCGGCCCTCGATCTGTGGTTCCTCATCGGCCAGCAGTTCTGCCAGTGCATCGGCGTCGAATCCGGTGAGATCGAGATCGAAGCCATCGTCCTGCAGCGCCTCCAGTTCGATGCGCAGCAGGGCATCGTCCCAGGTCGCGAGTTCCGCGAGCCGGTTGTCCGCGAGCACCAGGGCGCGGCGCTGGGTCGGCGTGAGGTGGTCGAGCACGACCACCGGCACTGTGGGCAGGCCCAGCTTGCGCGCGGCGGCAAGCCGCCCATGGCCCGCGACCAGCACACCGTCGGCGCCGGTGAGAATGGGATTGACGAAGCCGAACTCCGCGATGGAGGCCGCGATCTGGGCGATCTGCTCGTCCGAGTGCTGGCGGGCGTTGCGCACGTAGGGCAGCAGCTTGTCGATCGGCCAGAGCTCGATGCGATCGGCCAGCCAGCTCATGCAGTGACCTCCGCCGTCTCGCCCAGCCGCTCGGCGGCGACTTCGGCGAAGGTCCGACCGCTGCCCTCCAGCACCGGCACCGTGCCCGGGTGGTGCTGCAGCCAGCGGCGCAGCGCGACGTCCACGTACTCGGGGGCGAGTTCGATGGCGCGTACCGGGCGGCCGGTGAGTTGGCCGGCCAGCAGCGTGGTGCCCGAGCCCGCGAACGGCTCGAAGACGATCTCGCCCGCGTCGGTGTAGGCCTCGATGAAGAACTTCGGCAGGCCCAGCGGGAACACCGCCGGATGATCGATGCCTTCACCGATGCGGCCGCGCTGGCGCGTCACCTCGATGACGGAATCCGGGATGCGGAACGCCTGCGTCGGCTGCCCGGCATGGTTCCAGGCGCCGACCTTGCCGTCCTTGCTGCGCATCGCGGTGGACGATCCGTCGGCGCGCAGGTGCGTCTCGTGACCGGCCCACTTGCAGGGCACGATCTTGTTCGGCTTGCGCGAGCGTCGGTTGAAGTGGAAGACGAACTCGTGGCGCGGCGCGAGGCGCCCGGCCCAGTCGCCGGGCACGGTCACCGACTGATCCCAGACGTACCAGCCGAAGCGGCGCCAGCCCTGCGTGCGCATCCATTCGATCCAGCCGTCCCAGTACGGCTGCCACTCGTTGTCGCGATGCACGAGCCCGAGGTTGACCAGGAGTTGCGTGTCCTCGCGCAGTGCCGCGCGAGCAGCGCCGAACACGCCCTGCATCAACGCGTCCCAGTCCGAGATGCCGCCGGTGGTGTAGTCGCGCTGGTTGGCATACGGCGGGCTGGTGAAGAGCAGGTGCGCCCGCTCGCCCTCGAGGAGGCGCGCGACGGCGGCCGCGTCGCGGCTGTCGGCGCAGAGCAGCCGGTGTTCGCCCAGTAGCCACAAGTCGCCGGGCCGTGTGACCGCCACCGCGGGCGGTGTGACGTCGTCCTCGTCCGGGTCGCGGACCAAAGCGCTCGTGTCCTCTTCGGCGGACGGGTCCGTCTCCTCGATGTGGTCGAGCAGGCCTTCGATCTCGGAGGCCGAGAAGCCGGTCAGGTCCAGATCGAAGCCGGCGTCGGCCAGTTCGGCGAACTCCAGCGCCAACATCGCCTGGTCCCAGCCGGCGTCGAGTGCGAGCCGGTTGTCGGCGATCACGTAGGCGCGCTTCTGCGCAGGCGTCAGGTGCGCAAGCTCGATCACCGGCACCTCGGCGAGCCCCAGCTTGCGTGCGGCCAGCAGCCGGCCGTGACCGGCGATCACACCATGGTCGCCATCGACCAGGATCGGGTTGGTCCAGCCGAACTCGGCGATGCTGGCGGCGATGCGCGCGATCTGCTCGTCGCTGTGCGTGCGCGGATTGCGGGCGTAGGGGATCAGCGTCTCGACCTTGCGGTACGTGACGGCGAGCGTGTCCAGAATCGGTGCCTCGGAAACGAAGAAGCCCGCCGACGGCGGACCGTGGGCGGGCTGGGGGTGTCGGGGAGAAGGTCTCGGGCTGGAGGGCTGCAAACCGCAAACCCTGCAAACCTCGGTTTGCACCCTGACGCTATCGAAGCGCCGCGCTCGCGCCCCCCGCATGGCTGGGTCGCCAGGAAGGACCCGTGAATGGCCGGGCGGCTTCCTCGACCGTCACCGCTGTCCAGAAGTTAGCCGAGATACTACCCCTGATCGGCCTGCTTTGTTGCACCCCTGAACGACCCCGGATTTGCATCCAGTCCGAAACTGTCTGTCAGCGCGCCCTGCGTTCATCAACGTTGCGCATGGGTTTGGAAGAGCTACCCCATCAGAGCACCGCCTCCAGCCCCTTGCGTTCGATGAGGTCGAGCAGCTTCTGCGAGGGACCGCTGGGCTTCTTGTCGCCCACTTCCCACTTGCGCACGGTCGAGACGCTGGTGTTGAGGACCGATGCCAGCACGGCCTGACTCAAGTGCAGGCGTTCGCGCAAGGCGCGCACTTTCTCAGCGTCGTATTCATGCACCGGCTCCAGGCACAGCGCGTCGTACTTGCGCATCTTGCGCTTGTCGATGAAGCCCAGGCGATGCAGGTCGCGCGCCGTTTCGTGAACGGCTTCGAGCAGGCGGCTCTTGGACTTAGGCTCGTTTGTCATGGCAAATCTCCTGCAATGTTCCGTCGGCAACGGATTCATCCAACTGGCGCGCGGGACGGGCCAGCAGATCGGCGGCCAGATCCTGCAGCGCTTCCAGTTCCTCGTCATCGATGTTGGCCCGCTCGTTTTTCTCGAAGCCGTAGACGAAGAACCAGCGATCGCCCTTGTTGGTGGCGATCAAGGTGCGCGCGCCACCACGCTTGCCGCGGCCAGCCAAGCCCACGCGCTTTTTCACCACGCCACCGCCCAGGTCGGCATCGATGAGGCCCGCGGCCATCTCCTCGACCGCTTGACACAACCCGGCGTCTGTCAGTTCGGTCTTGCGCATCCAACGAGCGAAGTGGCGCGTCTTGAAGACTCTTCTCATTAGCGAAGTATGCCACTTAGTGGCACCATGTGTCGAGAAGTTCCTTGCTCTCCGTTCAGACGGTCGGCCACGATCGAGAGCGCCCGCTGCCACCGCCGCCAGGCGGTGGTCCGGTCGCAGCCGAAGCGGGCGCAGATGTCGCGCCAGCGGTGGCGCTCGGCGCGCATCCATACCAGGTGGCGTTCCTCTTCCTCCAGCCACAAGACCCAGCGCATGGTCTCGAGCATGCGCTCGATAGCCTCAGGGCTGGGTGGGAAGCGCCGGATCGTGGGTTCGGCCCCCAGCGTCTCCCAGGGCATGCGCCGGATCGCGGGCCAGGTGTTGAAGTAGCCCTGCACGCGCACGGGCGGCAGGCGGTGGGCGGTGATGGCCGCCTCCCGGAAGC